GGTCTTTTGAGAATGCCATTAAATGAGCCTGAAAAAGATGTTGTGGAATCTCAAATGGCAGATTTCGCAACACCTATTGAGGAGGTCATGCCCGGTCCAGGGCAGATGATGCAGGATGAGGTTATGGGCTCGGCGTACGTCCCACAAAAGGCGACCAGTCACCACGGTGGTGGTGAGACGCACGCCAAGCCCCGGAGCAAGAATCCCTTCGGTCTCCAGGACGAGCAATACCAGGCACTGCTGGCAGGCGTTGCAGCGGTCGTCGCATTCTCCAAGCCCGTGCAGGGCAAGCTTGGAGAAATGGTTCCCAAGTTTCACGGTCCATCAGGTGACGTGTCCCTGACCGGTCTGGCAGTGACTGCCCTCGTGGCAGCCATCGTGTTCTACCTGGCAAAGAAGTACCTGGTTGATGGTCAGTGAGACAAAGTAGGACACGTAGTGTCCAGTCTTTAGATCTCATCAGTCAAAAGTTAGACGGGAATCGCTGCGCGACTCGACCTCAATCTTTCACAGTATCCCCACAATACGTGCGAGTCCCTGTAGGTACATACACTCCCCCATCTATAGCAATTTTCTTGAGTTTCTCAAAATGTTCCCAAAATTTATTAGTATGATCATACTCCGGTACTGACATGTGTGCCAACTCATGAAGTAGCACATACATTGCCGAATTTACATCGTTTCCATCTAAACAGATGTAAATTTCGTAACCTTTATTCACGTTAGAACCGATAGGTCCCTGGTCTTTGGTCCAGCCAATCATACCCGTGATGATTGATGGTTTGCACACAGGATGCCAAATTGGGTCCCCTGTACGACGCAAGAGTTCAAGTAAAATCCAGTACTTGTATTTGAGTTCGCTGAGCATTTCGGGTTCCTTATTGACTGAGACTATGTAGACGAGGGCGACAAATAACATTACGAAAATTGGAATATATTCCATCTACTATTACACGCTTAGATTTTCTCTACGGCGAAACACAAACTTGGAATAGAGGTCCGAGATGAGCCCGTTCGGCTCTGCCAGCATAGGTCCCCAGAACAGGAGGTCAAAGTCCAGTTGTTTCAACTCATCCTTCAGCATTTCCCCGTCCAAAAGAGGCTCGTCACGTGCCCCATCTGCATAAAACGGTCCGTCTGTCAGACGCACCAAGAGTCGTTGCCCGCCTTGGTACATATCGAACGTATTGCCGAGCAGATCCTCATAGTGACCGTGTGGGTCACACATACGTACGGCATTGTACTTTTCGGGCGTGATGCCGATCAGGAGCCCCCCAGGTCTTACCGCACACTGGATCGCCTTGAGGGAATTCTCGAGGTCGTCCATGATGTAGTGAATCGAAAAATTGTAACAAACCATATCAAATGGACCTGCAAAAGCAGCCTGTATGATTGTTCCCGTGCCTAGAAACCAGACCCCGAAATTCATCTCAATGGCACGACTTTCCGCCTCGTTAAGTGACTCGCCGTCGGGGTCTATAGCGTAAACTGACGCACCGACTGCTTTCCATTTATGCCAGTCACCTCCCCTGCCGCACCCACAGTCGAGTACGTGGTCTCCACGCTTGACCCAATTGGTGATATGGTCACGTTTGCACTGATTGTGAAGACGTCTTAGAGCGTCCATGGTTGAGTGCTCGTTCAACAACTTACAACCTTATCCAGTGACATGACACGAATTTTTGAATTTGAATCGCGTTTAGAACTTAAAAAATAAAGCCCTAGTTATTTCAATGGGTTCTCTCGAGCAGGATTATCTGACGGTTCCAGGACAGTACTTTGCTTGCATTTCATTTGTTGGTCCAGATCAGCCCCAGAAGAATGAGAAGCTGGGCATGAAGATTCGCGGGTGCTTTTCGACCCGCGATGAGGCGGCGAGTCACGCAAAGCGCCTCCAGAAGGAGGATGCTCTGGTGGACATTTACGTGGTCGACATGTACAAGTGGCTGCTAATTCCTCCAGATCGTGAGCAGATTGAGGATGTACACTACCAGAATGAGAAGCTGGAGGAGATTATGTCCAAGTACCGTGCCAACCAGAGCGCGGCAGCCTCCATGTTTGAGAAGCGTAAGCGTGACATGATGGCACAGCCCCAGCCAGGTCCTTACCCATTCATCGATCCTTCCGATGAGAACTCCAAGTTCTATACCAAGCCCGACGTTCCACCCATTCCTCACCCAGCCGAGCTTATCGATGGTCTCAAGGAGGAATTCCCAGACCTGGATATGCCAGCCCTCGTGAAGATTGCCGACGAGCGCGTCGCCAAGATTATGGAGGAGCGCAAGATGCCTGCTGTGTCGGTCATCACCGAGGGGGATGAGTCCAAGGCTGATGACGACGAGGTCCCCGAGACTCCTACATCTGCTTAAAATCACTGCGCGACTGGTTTAATTTCGCTGCAAATATTAGAAAATGTTTTTTAAAGTTTTAGCTTTGGTGATCATAGCGGTCCTCATGTACCTTGCGTACCTGAGGTTCCCGCCAGCGCCGGCTAGAATATCTCAACCTGTTGCTGCTTACGACAATCAGTTTGAGGTATTTAGGGACATGGAACCAGCCGATCAGACTCGCGAGAATCCATGGCTGGGATTTTTACAAGAGGATGTCCGTGTGAAACGCACGGGTCCTATTGGTGATTTCACGGGGTACGATGATCCTTCTACAAATGCTCCTTTATATGGTATGCAATAGTCCCAGTTCCGAAGGAACTGTACTCGCGGAGCCTGAAATAAGTTGCTGCGCAACTTGATCACTTAGCCTGAAAAACAACGGGACGCATATTCGCAAGCAGAAAACCGATAACCATTCCCAACAGAATGAGACCAATTTGATTCTCCTTAAAAGATTCAAGGATGTCCTTCTTCTGTTGTGGGCGTTCTACAAATCCGTCAAAGTGACGTGGCGAATCCATGTGGGTTGGCCACTCATTTTCTGGGAGCGGCGGGGGTGCGTTTCTTGACTGGGACTCGGTGTTTTTTGTCAGGAACGGTAGGTTTTCCATCCTCACTATCTGATTCACTACTCTCGCTTTTATCTGCTACAACAAATCCATCCAAATTTCCATCATCATCAGCATCAGATTCGTCCTCCTCCTCATCGCTCTCCGTCTCAATCTCCTCTGAAATATCATCTGGGTCCTCAGTGTCGTAATCCTCAGCGTCGTAGTCGTCCTCAACCTGCTCAATAGGCTCGTAGCGCACAGGAGGCTTGGACACACGCCCAGAGCGCGTGCGCGTTGTGGGAACCTCCTCGGCTGCTGCAACCTCTGCAAGAACTTGGAGATTTGAAGGGATCTCAGCAGGAGTCACTTCGTGACTCTCCGTCCTGGTCTCATTGACCGTGGGTTTTGAGGTGCCCCGGGTCGCCCGCATTTATTATATAATCTTCGAACGTATTGTTTAAGTATCTTGGATTGAAGTAAAGACCTTGTGAAATTGAATTTTGGTTCAAAATAAATTCACCCTCAAGACCCAGGTTTGTAGCGATGAGATTGAGCTCATCCTGATATTGTCCATCGTCTGAGCGGCGATTTCCAAGCGCGAGGTCCCTGATGCTTTCCACGGCTGCGTAAAGCGCCTCAGTGGCTGTATCAAGCCGGGTTGAAGCCGACTGTTCGAACACGTGGAGATTGTCCAAAAATCTCTGCCAACTGACTGGGTCCAGGCCCGAGTACGGATGGACCATGAGCTCGTACTTCCTGAATCGGGCTTTTGGTCCCATCGGGAAGAAAATCCACAAGAAAAGTAAAAGAAGGACTACCCACAATAGCAACATCATTGAGCTGCTCTACTATTGATGGAGGAAGAATATGTTCACGACCGTGAAACTCGTTACATGTCTCCTGGTCAAAACACCTCTGAGATATCCGCCCTGAGTGAATCGAAAACCATACATGGTTTGACTTGTGTTCACGACGAATATTCTCACAATACTTGGAGTCGGTCTGGACGTACCACCCATCATGCTCGTGCCTGTGAACGCGCTTGACGCTCGCCTTTTCCTGACCTACGATATACTTCTGGATATATTCCTCAATTCCTGGTATTTCGATACTGACTTTTTGCTCCTGAGGGGTTTCATCCGTCCTGATGGAAAACAACTCTAAAATTTCTTCACTCGGAACCTTTGAAAATTCCCGCGTACTGTTGAGCTGACGCCATGGAATATAGGGATCTCCTGTGGGTTTCTTGTGTGACCAAAGCATCCTGAGTCCTGAACCCCCATAGACTGAGGCATCTATGATCGTGTCCCAAGGTCCTTCACCCAGAGCCTGAATTAATTTTGATCTTAAATTGATTGCTTCGGTCCGAGTGACAATCAGACGTGGCCAATGGATATGAACTCCAGACTTTATGAGGGAAGTCCCCTGGGGTCCCCCAACTGATCGAGGTCTAGCCTTGGCAATGAGACACTCTGAAACTTTGTCCCCTCCCAAACTTTCATGAATTATAGAACAAAATTGAAGAAGATCTTCATCACTTAATTTTTCTGGGGCTTTATAGTCCAAGTCTACAAAAAACTTGAAACGATCCGTCTTTTGCTCAACCACAAACAATTTTGATCCAAAATTAATTGTCTTAACATATGTCTGGTGAAATTCTCGGATTTCCTCCTTGGGG